TCAAGTCGACTTTATTATTGTCATGATGTTCAATCGATTTGTACAATATTGTCTGGGCGATTTCTTGGTTCATTGCGTCCAAATATTCTTTTTTTCGCACATCATCTTGTTTGATGAAATTGTGTATTTTTTCAGGTGTATCCAAATTTTTCTTCAACACAGCGATTTTCTGTGTAATAGATATATACGTCTCTCGATTGATAATCGCACTATTATAAATGGTGTCCATTATACAAATAATATGAATTACGTTTATATTATTTGTATATGAATGTACTAGTGATGTTTTATCTATACAACCTTACTTACTTTTTCTTGAAAATTTTATCACATGCTATTTTTTTTACCATTGTATAGTTTCTATCTGTGAAAAATTTTGTAAGTTGTGGGTCATTATAATTGTCTTCAATAGTAATCACATCTATATGTATGTTATCGAAGTCAACTGTTTCCAGTATTTTAAGTTCACTACCTTCTGTGTCAATAGACAAAAAATCAACATGCCGAATAGAATGTTTGTCTAGTAAATTAGCCAATGTGTTTGTTTGCACTTGATATATTTCTTTGCCTTTATTTTTTGCATTCTTAACTTCAGAGTTAATGCGACTCATATGTTTTGGATTGTATTCCTTCATTATTCCAGACAACCCTAATCCATATCCTTTTATATCTAAAAAGTCAACCGTTTCGATTTTATTACTTAATGCTACATTCTCGCAAATACAATTTCTATTTTTGATTAATTTATCAAATGCTTCTTTTCTTGCTTCAAATGATATACCTGTCCAGTTCATATTCTTTTCGAAAAAATAACAGTTACTAAATTGTATACCATCATCCGCTCCAATTTCAACAAATACACCATCCGTCTTTTCCTTGAAAAATGTTTCATATACGAATTTATCTTGTTTGTATTGGCTGTAAAATTCCATATATATTATAATGATTATTTTTGTTTATGTTCGTTCGATGTTATTTGTTTAATTTCATTCAACCATACATGATATGCTTTTGCATCATCTAGATGATGATTATATGGGTCTTTATTTCGAAATTCTGGATTCACTAATCCATCATCTCCAATTATATATTTGGTAATTTCAATATAATGGTATCCTAATTCATTGGATAGTTTTTTTAGTTTATCGTTGTATTCTAATGTTTTCTCTGTTCGTATTTTTTGACTTACATCGACTTCACTTCTCGCACCATTCAAATATTTTTTGTCGGTCGAATGTTTTATAGTAGGTAAAATAGACCCACATATAATGATATCACTCGACTGATAATTTGTTGTCTCTATAATATTCTTGATAAAGGATTTTATCATATTTTATCTTAGTATTTCTAATTTGTCCAGTAAATATTCACAATGAATCAGTTTTGCTATTTGGGTTGACTGCTCCCTGTGCAGTGGCGCCTCCAACACTACATATATGAAAGTTAAAATCTTTATCAGTCTTATTGTATTTACACCTTTGAACATTTAAAACGCCGACATTTTTGAAATATGAATCACAAGACGATCTTCTTTATTTATTTGTGATGGTAAGAAATAATGTTTAGTTATTCTATCTTTAACTATTTCAAGAATATCTTCAACATTAATTTCTTCCCAATTACATATTGCATTTCCTTTATTTGGTCCTTTACCAAATAATCTAACATCATCTATAATAATTATTGCTTCATCTTTATGATCAGATATTATACTGGTTAATTCTTCGTACAAAGGACAATCTTTTTTTCCTTTTCCAGTATTACCCGCACTCCAATGACCATCTAAAAATATTATTGATTTATCGTTAATAGTTGGTAATATTTCACTAAGTACATCTCCACTATCTCCAAGATAGAATTTTATTTTATCACCTTTATATTTACTTTTAACATTTTCATAAAATTCTTTTTTTATTTCTATCGTATATAAATTTGAAAAATATTTTTCCATATGTAAAATTGTTTCACCTAAACATGTTCCAGTTTCTATAAAATTTGGATAATTTTTATAATCATTTTCTATTTTTTTTAAAAAATCAAGGTCAATACTTGGCATTGTATAAATATGTATATCTAAATTATTTTTACATTATAAACGCATATATTATAGGTCGGCATTTTAAATGTTCAAAGGTGTAAAAACGTCAGTATGGCTGTCTCCACATACTAAAATATTCATTATGAAATATTTATTATTTATATTTATATAAGTATAAATAGTAATAACAAAGTATACCAATGACTCCTATTCGAATACGTGTATTTAATAATTTCAATTCAAAGACCAATTTTCATAATAATCTTGTTACCCAAGATGAACTACAGAAAGATCCGGAATATAATGTAAAATATTCTTTTACTGATGGTAACGATTATACACATGCCATTTTGTTGAATACACCTATGCCACCATTGTCTATACCTCCGAGCAACGTTATCGGAATTTCACAAGAACCTTATTTTTTTCTTGGGTTATCACAGCGTTTTATCGATTATGCAAAAAAACACGTGGGTAAGTATTATATTGGAGAAAAGCGAAATCTACCTCTTCCTTTTGTTGAAAAGTTTGGATACAAATTGCATCATATGAAATTACCTGCATCTATTTGTTATAATAAACCTAGTATTATGTCAATCATGGTGTCCAGCAAACAAATTACGGTTGGGCATCGATATAGACATTTGCTCGTTGAAGGTATATTACGTACAAAATTACCTATCGATATATATGGAAATGGATGTAATAATTATAAGAAATATAATGATGAACGTGTGAAAGGTGGGTTTGATGATCCAAAAGTGATGTTTGAATCTTATCAATATCATATTTCCATTGAAAATGTACAAACTCCTGAATATATTAGTGAAAAGATAATCGAACCTCTTTTGTGCAATACGATACCTGTGTATTTTGGTTGCACAAACATAGAAAAATATTTTGAAAATATGGTTATTGTATTAACAGGTAACGTATCATCTGACTTAGCTACATTGCAGGATATATGCAATTCTCCTGAAAAATACAAAAAAACGATTGATATGAATGTGGTCAAAAAAAACACATCAATCAAAAATGTAATCGAAAACGATTTTTACTCTAGTTTATAGTCGATGCCGAATTTGGAACAAAATGCGAAATCATCTTTGAAGTAATTATCAACTTTGTTTTTTATTTCTTCGCTATAAAAACATGTTAATGGTATTTTGAAATCATTATAATCTTCAATAGGTAAATCGTGAATCGGTTTCTGTAAAACAACTTCGCGTGTATTTTCATGACCTCCTCTATATGACATCATTGCATGAGAGATTTTTTTATTGAATATACGTTCAAGGTGTGCATAATCAATGTTTTCCAGGTCATATACGAATAATTTGTTATGTTTTTCTATTCTTGGATGGTATTCTTCACTTAACTGTTTAATAAAATGATGTTCATGAATGACTTCCCAGTTTGATTTGACGACCTCATCTACGAAGTTAGAAAATGATAGTGGTTTGTCCAATGTCCACATACTATGGCATGTTCCGGAACTTCCTGGAGCTGGATTGTATTTTTCTAGAAAACCAGACACAAGTCGTTTATATGGATTTCGCATTATCAATATGATGGTGTAATTTGATATATCTGCTGGGAGTTTATTATATGTATTTTGATGAATTTTATCATGATTATCTATATCTTGATTGTATGCAAGGTAACGAAATATTCGCTTAGTATGACTGCATCCACTTTTCCCAGACCAACCCATAATGGTTTTAGTTTTATTGCATGTTAAAAAATACATATTGTACTATACTATGTCTTATATTATTTAAATATGTTCTAATTTAAATAATATCTCGATGTATGCGAATATGGTTATAGATTATATTTGTCTTTGATAAATTTATAAGACGGGTTTGTCATTTTCTTTGCAATGTATTCGTCGTATGGTTTTTTTATTTTCTCAGGGATTCGTTTGTAATGGAATTCAACCGAATTACTTATAGGTTTCTCCCATTTTCTATCTGTTGGTGATTTTGACAGTTCAGAAAGTTTTTCCGCATTTTTTATAATGTATTGTTTTTTTTCTTCATTTTCTAGTTTCAAAAACGTATATAATTCGTTTATCAATAACTCCTTGTCTTTGAATATATCTTCGTAGAATAATAGTAATTTTTCACCTTTGAAGTTGTTATAATAATCGATTACATCGAAATAATCTTGGTAAAGGTTAAGATTCAATTTATTATAACTATGACGTATCAATACTTCCTGAGGATTCCTAACAATGAAAATCAGTTGTTTTACGTTATTTGACTTATTTGGAGGCTGATGATGTTTGTAAAAACAATCCACCTGATTGTATTCCGAAATATTAAATGGTATATTTTCACGGAACTTATTTGTATATATTGGTTTATCACTTGCATTGATTTGGTTTGTTTTTACGTTGACCGCCCCCATAGTAGGTTGTTCAGATAACAGTTCCAAAAAAAAACGAACCATATGGTTTCCTGAACGTGGGTAAGACAATAATACTTTTTCAATATTCATATATAGTTATGTTACATCTTTATCGTAGAAGAACAATCATTTGTACTTTTTTCAATTCTTCTAAATCGGATAACATTATATATTATGTACTCATAGCAAAAAAAATATTCTAAGAAGTAAATCTATATAAACCTAATTGTTGTATATGTTTTAATGACAAAACTAGCGTTTATTACGGGTATCACTGGTCAAGATGGGTCTTATCTTGCTGAATTGCTCATCGAAAAGGGGTACACTGTGTTCGGTATTGTTCGTCGGACTTCTCTTCTCTATTCTCATACTCGTATTGACCATATACGAAAAAACATTCATCTGGAATATGGTGACATGAGCGACGGATCATCCCTTACCAATTATTTGACCAAAATAGTAAATGCCCATAAAGACTTTGAACGTTTTGAAATATATAATCTGGCTGCACAGAGTCATGTGAAAATCTCCTTTGAAATTCCTGAATATACTACGTTGATTGATGGCGTAGGTACGTTGAAGTTATTAGAAGCTATTCGCACTTTTCCGAAAGACGTCATAGACAAAACCCGTTTCTACCAAGCAGGTACTAGTGAAATGTATGGTGCTGTTCTTGAAACCCCTCAGAAAGAAAGCACTCCATTCAATCCACAGTCTCCATATGCATGTGCAAAGGTATATAGTCATTTCTTAGTGAAGAACTATCGTGAAGGCTATGGAATGTATGCATGCAACGGAATACTTTTCAATCATGAGAGCCCACGAAGAGGGGAAAATTTTGTAACCATGAAGATTGTAAATGCAGTCAAAAAAATTCAAAGTCAAGAAGATCCCGAGTATGTACTAACTCTCGGAAACCTAGATAGTAAACGTGATTGGGGTCACTCAAAGGATTATGTATATGGTATGTGGTTGATGTTGCAGCAAGATAGTCCGGATGATTATGTATTGGCAACCGGAGAAACGTATACTGTTAGGTCTTTTGTAGAACGTTGTTTTACGAAAATTGGCAAAGAAATGGTATGGGAAGGTGAAAATACAGATGAAATCGGTAGAGATAAAGAATCTGGTAAAATATTGGTGAAAATCGACAAAAAATACTTCCGTCCTTGTGAAGTAGAATTGCTATTAGGCGATCCTACCAAGGCTACTGAAAAACTTGGATGGACCCGTCACTATGATTTAGACACTTTGATCGATGACATGTTCCAATCTTAAAAACTAATTTGTATTCAAAGGAAATGAAAATATGTAATATTATATTATAACCCTCTTAACATGGATTTGCAAAAAGGAAACAAAATGTACGGCGTAGTAAACGGATTATATTATGGACAACAAGAGCGTGTTGATGAATTAAATGAACGCATTCAGTCCAGAAATATTCCTGATTCTCCATTGGCACCTAATTTCGACTTCCGAGCCACTCCTACCAGGTATACTGATTTTTCTACAATTGATGCTCAGAAAACTCATAATGAGCCAATTCTTCCTTATCCTACTTACAATTCAAATGTAAATTTCAACCCTGGAAACGCTTCTGGCCCTGTTTCTGGATACACCTCCAATATTGGTGTTGAAACCATGCTTCGCAACCAACATTTTTCACTTCAGCGCGGCGCTGACCAAGGTGTATATGTTCCCTCTTCCAACAGCACTTTGTATAAGACCACTGTTGTTTCCAGACCCAGCGAACAACCTTATCCTATGTTATTCAAACAAGAGATGTTTAGCCAAGTCCCGCATCCAAATGTCCGTGATGCTACTATTGGTAATGACCAATTTTTCAATCATACACGCACTCAATTGAGAAACTCTGCATAAACAACATAAAACTTTTATCCTATTTAAATATATACGCTATATTTAAATAAAGAAATGAAGAACGAAAACATGATTTACAAACTATTATGCAATATTGCGTTTGCATATGTTGGATATTCGTTATATGTGTATGTTGATAAAAAGATGAAGAATGACGAAGATGATGTAGAAGGATTTACACAACTCGAGCCATTTGTATTGAAACGCAATGAAGGTTGTTATGATGATTTTTATGCAAGTGTATTTGACGAAATTCATAATTCGGCCAAATTTGCAAGTTGGGAGTTGACTCAAGTATTAAAAATGACTTTTCCTGATACGAAAAATAGTGTATTTTTAGATATTGCTAGTCGCACTGGTGACCGCGTGAAAGAATTGGAAGATGGCGGATATCATGCTTACGGCTTGGAATCTTCCAAAGCATTGATTTCTCGTTGTGAACAAAAATACCCTGATTTGGAGATACAAAGCGGAAAATATACCGAATCTTTGTTATTTGAAAAGCATACATTCACACATATATTGTGTTGTGACTTCGCTATTTATGAAATTAAGGATAAGGCAACTTTCTTTGGTAACTGTTTTCATTGGCTCCAACATAATGGATATTTGGTATTGCATTTGGCAGAGCGAAGTTGTTTCAATGCTGTTTCTCCTCGCGATGAAGAAGAAGTCAAATGGTTACCTTTGATTCCACAAGACAGGAAACAAATCAGCAAAGTCAAAACCGAATACGAAGATTTCCACTTTGAAAGAAGCTATCATTTTCCTGTAAATGTAGATGAAACGAATATTGTTTTGTTACGTGAAACATTTACGGATAAAGCAACCAAACATGTGCGTCAAAATGAGTTTACTTATGAAATGCCCGAAATTAAAGAAGTTTTAAGCATGGCGAAAAAAGCAGGGTTTATTTTTCATGCTAAGGCAAGTATGAAGAAATG